GCGCTGCTCGCTGGGACATATCAGGCAGCACTGGATGCCATCACGAGTATTCTCGATCGCGAGCAGATTGGGCATTGGGTGGGCTGGGGTATTCCGAAGGGAACAGCCCGAAATGGAAACGCCTACAAACGTGCCTGGGCTGTTCGTCTCGTGGGACTCAAACGAACCCAACGTTTCGTCGAATGGATCTTGCCCGCGCTGCAGACAAAGCGCGAGCGGGCCGAGTTGGTGCTGCAGTACATCGCAGCGCGTTTGGCTCATAGCGACTTCCGCACGCCGATTCAGCCCGAAGAATGGGCGATGGCGATGCAGATGAAATTGCTCAACAGCAAGACCCAGCCGTTTACTCGAGAAGTCACCTTGAACACCGAACCAGCCGGGCTCACTACAGAAGAGGCTCGGGTGCGTGGCATGAAGGGCCACGCCGTTCGGTGGGGTTACTCTGATACTAGCCTCAACGACCCCACGCTGCGCTTGCCCATCTGAGTGGGCAATGAAGGTAGAGTCTGCTCTTACATAAAAGTGTAAGCTAACAACAGGACCGAATTCGTAGATAAAACCATTTCAGATGGCGTTTTCTCCCCCGACATCTGGAGTAAGCAGGTACTGCGGGCGACAGAGTCGAACTTGCTCTTCGCAAAGTCAGTAAACCGAGGATTCGAGAACGACGCCAGCGTGGGCAAGACCGTCAAGGTCGCGAGCATTGGCAACCTCGCCGCTCGAGCCAAGACCGAAAACACCGCGATCGTCTACGAAACCGTCGCCGAGACGGCGACCACGATCACGCTGAACATCTGGTCGTATGCAGCATTGGGAATTGAGGACATCGTGAAGGTGCAGAGCATCATCGATGTCCAATCCGAATACCAGCAGAAGCTGGGCTACGCCCTGGCCAAGGACGTCGACACCAACCTGGCCGTGGACGTCGCCGGGTTTACGCAGACCGTCGGCACCCTGGGCACGGCGCTGTCAGACGCCAACGTGCTGGCCGCGGTGCAGTTGCTGGATAACGCCGACGCGCCCCAGACCGAAAGATTTTTCCTGATGTCACCGGCTGAGAAGGTGGCCAAGCTGGCACTCGACCGGTGGAGCAATGCGTTGTACATCGGCAACACCAACCTGCCGTCGAAGGACGGCCAGCTCGGCGACATGTACGGGCTGAACCTGGGCGTCACCACAAATTTAGTGAAGCCGGCTGGCGGCCAGGCCAACAATTTCATCGGTCATCGCGAAGCCATCGCGCTGGTGATGCAGCGCACGCCGAAATCGCACATCTTCTACGACATCGATGTGTTCAGTTGGAAATTGGCCGTCGAAGAGATTTACGGCCACCAGATGATGCGTCCGACATTTGGTGTCTGGGCAAAGGGAGTCGCGTAAACCGTGGCGACCGACACCTTCACCGAGCGGATGCAATCAAAAACGCTTGGTCGCTCGGACATTCCCCTGCGCCGCGGGCAGAATTACAACTATCCGCTGCGCTGGTGGGCGACCCCCAATGGCGACATCGTCCAGTTGCAGTCTGACCCCCAGAACCGCGCGTTGTACGCCGACCTGGGGTTCCACCTGCTGGCCGTCACCGCCGCACAGGGCGACTCGCTATCGGAAGTCGAGGAGTGGGAACGCCTCGAGCGGCCCAGGGTCATCGCCGAGCAGCGCAAGCGGGCCAAGCTCATCAATGCGATCCGCAAAGCCGATCTGAAAGATCCCACGCTGGGCACGCTGATCGACGTCGAGACGATCGACTCGCAATCCACCGACGAGCTCGAGGCCACCATCCGGGACATCCGCGCGCACGGCGCGGTGATCCGTGTGGTCGACACCAAGTTTCGGGACGAGCCCGAGCCGAGCCTGCTGCGCGGCGTTGAGACGAGCGCGACCAATGCGCTCGAGGACCTGCAACGCAAACTGAGCGCGGACGGCGCCAGGGCAACCACGATCGAAGGCACCGGTAAAGATCCCATCGACGAGGCGCGTCGTAGGAGCAGGACATGAGTGAACCTGTGGATTTCGTTGCTCAGGCGAACCTGATGCACGAGCACGGCCCGGCGGTCACGCCGCCGAGCACGTTGTTTTTTACGTATCTGAAACCTGACGGTGAGTCGATCATCGCGCCGGCGACCAGTGCCGAGGTGTACCTGCGGGAAGGGTTCACCATCACGGGCGAGCAGACCATCGAAAGCCTGGAGGCGTATAGCGCCGAGCAGGCCGCGAAGGCGGCCCCGAAGGCGGAACGTGAAACGCACGCGCCCAGGGCTGAGCACGTCGAGGCGCCGGCTCGGCCGAGGTCCTGACGATGCCGCTCGACGGCGGCAAAATCGGCTCGCAGGTCGGGGCCGCGATGGGCTTGTGGACGCACACGCCCGTCGATTGGCGTGGGAACGAAACGGGTCAGGCGCCGCCTGGCCCGGCGGGGTGGCCGCCCAACGCCTCGGCCGCCACCGCGGTGTTTCCGAATGGCTCGCCCAGCGTGGCCACCGGTCAGGCAGTCAGCATCACGGCCATCTCGACGTCGGGCATCACCACGACGGGGGCCACCGTCAACTTCACCCTGTCGCAGTCCGCGTTGAACTGGATCGACTACGGCACGACCACCTCTTACGGCACGAGCAACACGCAGGGGTCGGGCACGGGTCCGCAGGTCAAGGCATTGTCAGGACTGACGACGGGCACGCTGTACCACTACCGGATTGCGGCGTACGCCAACGGTCTGACGACCTACTCGCCAGACGGCACGTTCACGACCAGCTAGGAGATGGTGATGCAGGACGACGACAACGCACTTGGCCAGGTGGCGTACGAGGCGTATTCGGCCAATACCGGCGGCAAGTCGCTGGCGAGCGGCGACAACCTGCCCGCGTGGGCCGATCTCGGCGAAGCCTACAAGACGGCGTGGATTGCGGCGGCGCGCGAGGTGGTCGCGAACGCCACCGAGCCCGTCGAGGAGCCTGCCGACGAGGCAGAGCCTGAAGCCACGGCGTGATCGACGAGCACGGTCGGACCGAGTACCTGAGCGTCACGGCGGCGCATCGGTCCGACTGCGCCTTCGGCCAGGGCTTTTTCCGCTTGACCTTTGGCGACCACGAGGTGCGGTACTGCCAGACGTGGGACGCTGTGCTGACGGCGACCAGGTTGCTCGAGGGCGTCGTGCCGGAGATCCGCGTCGAACGCGACGGGCACTGTCTGGACGGCGACTCCCTGATCGGGGATGCCAGGACGCCGGATGTCGTCGACGGCGAGTGGTGGCTGTCTCTGCCACGGGAGGACGCGATGCGTGAGCTCGGGCTGACCCGTGACGCCGACTATCGGCGGGCGTACGACGCGATCGCGGCCACGGTTTACCGTAGGGACAATCGCGCGTCCCAGGGCGGCGTGCGCGCCAGCATCATCATCAAGCGGCCAGGGGCCAGGGTGGTGAACGCGTGATCGACACGACGTTTCCGGTCAGTCAGGACCGCTACACCGACGGCGCGTGGCGGCACACGGGACGATTGCAGGTCAGCCGTCGTCTGCCCACGGGCGTGGTAGTGACGGTCACGCTGCCCGACGACTGGCAGACGCTGTCGGTGGCGGACGGGTCGATCACCTCGGCCAAGATTGCCGACGGCACGATACAGACGGTGGACATTGCCAACGGGGCGGTGACCGCGGCCAAGCTGGGGCCGGATGTGCATCCGACGCCGGCCGAGTTCAACGCGCTGGTGGCGCGGGTGACGGCACTCGAGGCACGGCCCGTGATCAACAGCCTCGACGACCTGGTGTATGGGCCAGCCTGAGTGATGACGCCGTCACTGCAGCCCGCTCCCCCGAGCCCGCCAGCGCCGTCGCTCGAGCCCGCGGTGCAACCGACGGTCCCGGTCGTGGCGGTCGATCTCATGGGTGGAGGGTGACCTGATGGCCACGCTGCAGCAGTACAGGGCGACCTTTTCCGTCGAGGCTGGCCCGTACATCGGCCCGTCGTCGTACGAGGTCCGGGCAATGGTCGGCTCGACGACCAGTCAGCTCGTGTGTCTGGCCTATCCGATCATGTCGGGTATCCCCCAGGAAGATCAGTTGATCGACCGACCGCTGTACCGTCCCAACGCCACCCAGCCAACCGACCGTCACCGCTACGTGATGGCGTACGACCCATCGACGGGCACCATTACGCCCGATCTGCCGTGGTCGGTCAGCCCTTTCTCTGATGGCGCGGGCACGACGTACGGGTTCCTCGAAGCACTCACCTATTACGACATGGAGCAGTACGAGTACCTGGACCTCGCGGGCGGCGGGCTGACCGGGGTCGGCGAACGGTTCGAGATCCTGGGTCCGTTCGACGCGCCGACCACGCACCGATTGATCAACGAGGGTCTGAAACATTGCTGGATGGTGGTCGAGGTGGCGTGCGTCCCCACCATCCTGACCACCCGGCACGACCTGAACGTGGTGGCGCCGTGGCTGATCGACAGTGGCAACGTGCTGCAGGTGGGACTGCTGGCCGCAGGTGAGGACCGCAACCTGCAGGACCCGTTCGAACGCAGGATCATGGGCCAGGTCGAACGCGACGGCGGCCACTTCTTTCTGAACACCCAGCCGCACACGTTCAACGACGGCGACCTGATTTATCTCCGCGTGCTGAAGCGCGCGTATGACCACTGCCGGCCGGCGGGGGGCACGTTCGGCGATCAGGCGGGGTTGAGCCTGGAGAGCGACGAGGCGGCTATCGAGCCTGGGTGGGCGGCGTCCGCTGCGCTGGTGGCTGGCTGGCGCCAGTTCGGGCATCTGCTCGAGCCGGCGGCCAACCAGCGATTGATCCGGGACCAGGCCAGCGCCGTGGCGGCGTTCAACGACCTGGTCAGAGAACACCTCGTCGCGGACATGCCGCAGAAAAAGCTGTACCGCCAGCGCACATTCGGCCCAGGTGTCAGGACCGCCGGATGAGCCTGTACGCAAAAAGAAGCCCCTGGCCGTTTCACGTGCGGATCGACAACGTGGGTTTTCTGATTGGCGCGCCGCAGCCAGGGCAGCCAGCGCTGGTGTCCACCAAGACGGCCGACGTCGGCTCGGTGGCGCCGCCCGACTACTCGTACGCGGGATCGAATCCGACCAATGATCGGGAAGAGCCGTTCCAGAATCTGACGCTGGGTCTGGGATTGGCGTTGCAGGAAAAATGGGACGACCAGCGGTATATGAGTGCCAACGCGGTGGACCTGTCGGTCTGGCCGTGGTGCCTGGGTCCCGAGATCGGCACGTACACCCTGGCGGGCGTCGACGCGGCACGGGGCATCAACCGGTTCTTCGAGCTCGGCGCCACCCTGTACGCGGCCAACGGGGTCAACGTCCTGAGAAAGGCCGCGGGCACGAGCGATACGTGGTCGATCGCGCACACGTTCGGGCAGCCCATCCTGGACGTGTGCGTGTTCACGTCGAACTTCGACGGGGTGCAGCGGGCGTTCTTCGCGCTGGCCGGCGGGGTGGCGCAGTACACGTCGGACGGCACGGCGTACACGGCGATGGCGACCTTCAACGCACTGGCGTTCACGGTCGTGGGCAAGGAGTTCTGGTGGGCGGACGACGTCAACCGTCTGAGAAAACTGGACACCAACGCCGACCCCACCAACGAGGCCAACTACACCAGTCTGATCTTCAGGGCGGGCGACAAGTCTGCCGCTATCACCTCGCTCCTGGTGACGAGCGGCGGCACCCTGGTCATCTGCAAAACGGATGGCACGTACACGCTGAATGCCGCGGGCGACGACCACGAGCTCTTCCCGTTCTTGCGGTACGCCGACACGCCCAACAACGGCAAGGCGTGGGGCACGTTCGAGAACGGGCTGTACGTGGCCTATGGCGACAGTCTGGGGCGGATCGATTCGGACCTGTCGTGGACGTCGGTCGGGCCGGACGACCTGTCATCGAACGTGGCGGGCATTGCGGGCCAGGTGACGGCGTTCGCGGGCGTGGGCCAGATGTTCGCCTACGCGGCACTGCTGGATCGGAACACCAACACGGGGTACCTGTGCAAGTTCGGGGCCTGGGTCAGTATGGGGGTGCGGGGTCCGCGGCAGAGCACCCTGGTGACGGCGCTGGGCTCGCAGGGCACGGGCGAGCCGGTCCACATCGACGCGTGGCACGGTTCTGTCAGCATCCCGTTTGTCGGCCGCGCCATCCAGGCGCTGTTCGTGTCGACGATCGGCTCGACGGTGAGCGGGCATACCCGCACGTACGTGGGGTTCAGCGATGGCAGTATCGGCTGGGTCTTGAATCCGTGTACGCCCAATCCCGCGGGGTGCGTGGACTACAAGTACTTCGTGGGCGACGGGTGGGTGGACCTGCCGGTGTGGCACGGCGGATACCACGCGTCGGTGAAAAGCCTCAGACATTTTTCGGTGACGGGTCCGCGGATCGACGCCCAGAATTACGTGACGCTGGAGTACCGGCTGGACGTGACGCCGGGCATGGCGTGGACCGCGTTTCCGCACACGTTCAACACGGCGGTCTATGACCGCGCGAAATTCCCGACCGGCGCAACCTGCACGCTGGCAGCGTTGCGGGTGCATCTGCACAACTCCGACCACACGCTGTCACCGCTGGTCAGCGCGGTGTCCCTGGGGCACGCGCTGCGTCCGAAACGGGTGATGGAGTTTTCGGCCGACATCCTGTGTGCCGACGGGCTGGTGCGGCGGGACGGGGTGCCGGTGCGGATGGGCCGAAAGCAGATTCAGAAATTGATCGAGGCGGCGGTGGACAACCCTGGAGCGGTGACGGTGGTCTTGCCTGACGAGACGACGCAGGAGCTGTCGTTTACCGACTATTCGGTGATGCAGAGCTTCGATGAGATCGGGCGCCAGTGGCGTGGCAGTTTACGCATCAAAGCGGTGCAGTGGATTTGAGGAGCAGCTAGATGGCGCGTATCCCAGTTGACCCGAATTACTCGTTTCCTACATTTCCGCGCGCGACCGCGGCGACCGACATTTTTGTCAAAGAGGACGTGCAGGCGCTGGCCGCGGCGGTGAGCACCCACGTTCACGACGGGGCGGGCAAGGGTCTGCTGGTTGGGGGACCGGCCGCGGGCTCGATCACCAACGCCATGCTGGGCGCGGACGTCGCGCGCGACAACCTGCTGGTGAATGGCGGCATGGCTGTCGCCCAGCGTGGCAACGGTCCGTTCACCACGAATACGGCCTATACGGCCGATCGCTGGCAGATCGCCCTCGGCGGCGGCTCGGCCATCTCGGTGTCCTGCGCATCGGCGGGGATCGGGGCAGGTGGTGGCGCGACCGTTCCCTGTGTCCAGGGCTCGTACACCCATTCGACCGCGTCGTACCTGTTGCAGCAAGTGAAATTCGCCGGTGACGGCAACCACGTCGGGCACCTGGGGGGACAGACGGTGTCGCTGTCCATGCGGGTGTGGGCGAACGCCGCGAATGCGGTGCGGATTTCGCTGAGCACCGATGGCACCGGTCCACTGAATGCCGTCAGCAGTTTTCACCCTGGCAACGCGGCGGTGGCAACGCTCACGGTCACGGGCCTGGTGCCCAGCGACGCCACGGTGCTGAACGTGGAGCTCAATTTCCAGGCGACGTGCTCGCAGTGGTACGCGGGTCAGGCCATGCTGGTGGTGGGCAGCCAGCCGGCCAACTACGTGCCCATGCACCCGGCGGACGACCTCGCGCGGTGTCTCAGGTACTACGAGATCGTGGGTGAGACCACAACGTCACTGGTCACTCAGTCCTACACCGTGGCCGGGGGGCAGATCCAGACGAGTTATCGGTATGTCCGGAAGGCGGTCCTGCC